CCCCAGGCTCATAAATTATACTAGGGTGTACATCGGAGGGGGGTGTACCCTCCAACAAGTCTATCCAATGTTTCTGATGGGTAAAGACTTCTACCCCAAGATACTTAGATGAGAACTCTGGGAACGGTGGCACCTCAACGGTACCTGTCTGTAGTTCGCCACGGGCGGTCATAGACCGCACCTTGTCTATCTGGGTTCGGAAGGTCTCATCGGTCTTACGGTAGTATTCGTAGGTCTTGACTGACCGACCGACAGCATCCATGGCCTTCTGGACAGAATAGCCCTCCATAAGGAATTCAATGATTTGCTTTTTTATAGCATCCGCATTTTTAGTTTGCGAGTTAACTCTTTTTGTTTCCATAGGCATAGTAGCGATTCCGCTTTATGTTAGAATCGCAGTTTATCCTTTCCTAACCGTAGGCTGTAGCCCTAGCGGAAGCCGTAGGTTAGGGCGTAATGTAGGGGCAGCCTCTGGGCTGCCAATGCTTAGCGGTAGGGCGTAATTTTTAAAGCCCTACACTATAGTATTAGGTGTCCAAAGGACACTTATTGGACATCTTTTTTACAAGTATTTTTTGTTATTTATGCCACTGTACTAAAAGTGCTGGTCAGAACCACCCTCCCCTATCAAACTTATGTGACTACATACATATATACATATACATACGCATATTTAAAAACCCTGGGTTCGCTCACTGTCGTTCTCTCCCCTAATAAACACCCTGCCCGCTTTGCTCCCCTGCTTTGCTTGCCTGCTTGCTTGCTTTGCTTTGCGGTCTAGTTCGCTTTGCGGCTACTACTAAAAAAACAGCCCTCATTCGCGGGGGGATTCGGGGAAGCATGAGCGCGCTTGCTTGCTTGCGTGTCTCAATATGTGAGACGGCTAAGCGTGTGAGCGTGGCAATGTGATGTTCCTCACAATGTCCGAATTGCCCCTTAAGTCCTATTGACAGGGCAAAGGCGAACCGATTGAATTCGGGTATTAAGTCAAAGCGGCTTAAGACATGACAGGAGATAAGACCATGAATACAGCACTTAAGACACAAGGCAAGGCAAGCAAGGCGGAGGCACTTTCTACGCTCACCAAGGCACTAGAACAGGCTCACGAACTCATAAAGGCAGAAACAGGAGCGCCACGCGCCACGATTCTAGTGACCCGCGCCCTTAAGGGCAGAAAGGGACATTTCACCCCGTTCACACCATGGCAGAACGGCGGAGAATCGTTCAATGAAATCGCGTTCAATTTGGAGCATTTCATGACAGGCGAGGAGATTCTTTCTACCCTGCTCCACGAGGTAGCGCACTCTATGAATCACATGAACGGCATCAAAGATTGCTCCGCGAATCAGTACCACAATGCGAAATTTAAGAGCCAAGCGGAGGCGTTAGGTCTTAAGACCATAGAAATCAAAGGCAAAGGCCACGCTGCTACCGAACTCACCGAATTCGGCGCAAAGCGATGGGCTAAGGCGCTTACAATTCTCACCAAGGCGCTAGAACTCACCGCAACAGGCGAGGGCACAAGCGCCAAGCCTAAGGGCAGAAACACCAACCTAATCAAAGCGGTTTGCGATTGTGGGAGCATAATTCGCACAAGCGCCACCGTTTTAAAGGCGGGCGTTACCTGTAACCAATGTGAAACAGATTTCATGGAGGAATAAGACTTAAGACAGAAACAGCCCCCTGCCCGATAAGTCGGCGCGAGTTCAAGACTCACAGGGGGCACTAGCAAGGCGGGAAATCCTCGCCTTGTGACTTAAGACAGGAGACAGAAAGATGAAAGTTACATTACTTAAGACAGATGGAAAGTATTATCTTTACAAGAAAGTTATGGATGGGCTAAAGCCGAACGCGGATTATACCGAGTTCACCGAGATGAAATTCGTCATGAACGAACTCTATCTAGGCTCCATAGTTTCAGGCATAAGCGTGGGATATGTTGCCGATGTGGATAACTTTGAAACCGCGGTAAGCGCAGCCGAGGAGGAACTATTCCACCTCGCAAAGGAGGCATGACTTAAGACAGAAAGCCCCGCGCTACAGGCTACGGATTCATAATCCAGCGGGGCACGATGTGAGCAGAATCACACCGCGAAATGTTTGACACGCATGGCGCGAGATGATTCACTTACACCAAGCAAGAAACCAAGCGGGGAAATGCCCCGTTAGGTATTAAGACAGGAGAACAGAACATGACTATCACAATCAAAGAAACCGATTACATCTTTGCCGTAGCCGATAACTTTGCCACCGATTACACGCTGGTAATGGATAACGATTCAGATTCATACCACGAAATTATGGAAATGCCAGAAACTCAAGCGCATAACATGAGCGGTTTAAGTGACCGACTTAAGACAGAATTTGAAACCTACATCAGCGAGGTAGTAGAACGCGAGCGCGAGAACGGACACGAGGCGGGCGCTTTGCTTATCTCTCAGTTACTAATCGGCATGGGTTCAACTACTTTCGACATGATTGCCCGCCATTACATCGCCACCGCTCAAGAGATTGACCGCGTGGATTCCATGATTTCATTACTTAAGACAGGAGCCTAAACCATGCGTGAACTAATTGACCCGCAAGAATTGCGCGAACTTATCCAAGCAGAAGCAGAGTTCGTCTTTGAGAAAATGCGCGAGAACATAGGCGATGCTTACTGGCAAGGGCGATTAGATTCCCTTGCGTGGGCTAACCGTAACCTACCCAAACTTAAGACAGAACAGATGGAGAGCGTGTCTTAAGACAGATGTGACCAACATCACAGCCCTAACCCTTGACAGAAGGCGCGTGTTCGCGACACGATTAGGGCACAAGGTAAGGCACCCCGCCCACCTTAGACAGGAGCAAGAGAATGGCAACATGGACACACCCCAACGGTGACACAATCACCACCGAAGGCACCACTTACACAGTTACACAGAACGGAGTTAGCCGAACCGTAGATGTGGAACGCTGGACAAGCAACGCAGAAAAATGGATGTGGAACGACATCAAAGAAGGTTACTACATGGGTTTCTTACTTAAGACAGAAGGTAACTAACATGGCGCACAAGTACAGCATAGAGATTCTTCACGAGCCAAGTTTCGAGAGTATCAACTACGAGTTTTATTCTGCCGATGAAATGACAGCGGATGAAATCTTCCAAGAGTTCACCGCCCAACTTTCAATCATTCCAAGCAGCGAGGAAGTTGATGCCGAGATGTGCGAAAGTTGCTCAGAATGGACAGAGAACTACGAGAAGCGCGAAGATAACGGACTCACCCTCTGCCCTAAATGCTACACGCTGGAAGGGTAGTGACTTAAGACATGAAACTTACACGCAAAGGCAAGCAAGTCAGAGCCATAGTTATTTATGTCTTAATACTTATCGCAATGTTCAAAGTCACCATTGACCAAGGTATCTGGGATGTGCCAGAGTCATGCTTAGTCGAGCAAGTCGGATGTCCAGACGGGTACCCACTGCCATGAGTGATGACTTAATACAGAATAAAAATGCTTGCGATTGCGACCAGTGCGAGTGTAAAAATACAGACGATTACACCGAGGAGAACGGCACATGCGAGGATTGCTTTAGAGATTGCCAGATTACGGAGGGAGGCGAGTGATGTGCGGAGATTGCTTGCGACCACTGACCGAGTGCCACCATGGAGAGGAGGTAAAGAGATGAGTGACCAAGATTCAATTTCATGGGGCGAGTTAGCAGATTTAACCCACGCCACACAGGTTGAACGCTTTGGCTGGTGTTCATGCGAGGACATGGAACCACACGAGTATCCATATCCTGACTGTCTTAAGACACAAGTGTGACCAACATCACATTAAGTTCATGCGAAGTGTGACAGACATCACATCAAAATCTATTGACATCGGGTAACCCCATCAAATAAAGTTACATTAACAACTAAACAGACGGGAGAAACAAATGAAGCAAGTACAACTTACCTTTACTGGTTCTTATGTATGCCCCGATTGTGGCGGAACTGTAAAGAAAGGGCAACTTGTTGTCAAAGATAGTGGCTTGGTTGAGTGCTTGAACTGTAAGCAAGACTTACAGGGATAAAACTCACAGCCCTCGTGCTAAAGGCTACGGGTTCATAACCCAACGAGGGCGCTAGTTCGAACCTTTCGAACTTAAGACAGGAGAATAAAATGACTACAAAAGCAAAGTGCTTGGCATTAGCAAAGCAACACGACATAGAAGTTCATGTCCACCAAACTTGGGGCAACGAGTATCAAACCACACTGTCCTGTCCAAAGGGCTATCAACTTGAGGAGTTCGAAGGGGCTAGGACTGGACTCTCAATGTCTGGAATCTGGGGCGCTAAAGAACTATGGAAAGAAGTTTATTCAGACCTCAACACCATGATTAACTACAAACCTTGGCACAAAGTACCAGAAGGGGATGAATAAAATGACCAAGACATACGAAGTAACCTTTGAACACACTTTCGTTATTAAGACAGATGACATTCAAGAAGTGTTATTGAACTACGAGTTCCCTGATTTCACAGATTGTAAGTCAATAGTAGGCGAGCCAGAGTTCGACTCAAGCATAGTTAACTACCAAGAATCAAGTGAGGAGTTAGTCGCATGACCACATGGACAGTAGTAACAGAGGTTGACAGCGAGGTAGACCCAGCCACTTTCAGTTATGTAAATGGGACACGGCTTATCTCATCAGTTCTTAAGACAGAAACAACAGCCACCATACAGATTGAGATTAACAAACAAGAATTGTGGGATGCCGTCTTTGGCTCAGCCTTTGAATCTTTTGGTAACCACTGGTACGAGGTTGAGTTCCTTGATGACACAGACTGGGACAAGATGGGCAAGGTGCGCCTCGTTGCGATAGATGAGATGACATTACTTAAGACAGAAAAGATTGTTGGTATTGAGGAGTTACTCAAAGCCTTGCCGATTGCCAACGAGCAGGTGTACATGGACTTGTACGACTTTGATGATTACGATGCCATCTGCGGTGATGCCGTACTACAGGTAGCCGTACTTGGCGAAGTGATTTACGGTTAGTTATTAAGACATGAACTCAACCGAACGCAAACAGATTCACACCATGATAAAGAGAGCAAGGTCACAAAGAAACGCCACTACCAATAACGAGGACTTTGATTACTGGCAGGGCATACTAGAACAGTGCGAAAAAAAACTACAGACAGGAGAGAAGTAATGCCAGAGTATTTAGTAGCACTATCGTCAGAACGATTGCTACGCATAACAGCAGCAGATGAAACAGAAGCACGCGAGAAGGCAGAAACAAAAGCAAACAGAGATGGCAACCATTGGTCAGCGCAGAGCGCATGGCTAACAAAGACAGGAGAAAAGTAAATGGAACTAGAGATAGGCGCTATGGAAAAATCCATAGTGGCATACGATAAAGACTTTACCTTTACATACGAAGGCAAAGAGTACCGAGTCATCGTACATTGGAGTGACATGGAAGGTTACTCAACCACATGGATAGATAGCCAAGGCAGATTCGATACATCACCTGACTGGATTGATTCCTTGCCACGATTCAGTGCGACCCTTGATAGATGCCAGCCACATACAAAGGTGGAACTATGACAGTCTTGATGGAGTGTGTGGGTTGTAAGGTAACAGTAGTTAACCCAAGAATTATGAACTACATGCTTGAGATGTGTGACCCTTGTGGTTTAAGACATAATGAATTGGCTAACCTAGCCATTGATACTTTCCTACATGAGAAGGCAGAGGCTAAACGCGATGCTCAATTTAAAAATCATCCATCCACACGCTAGACTGTGGATAATTACATCAATAATTCTGGGACTAATCTTAGTTCTTAAGACACCAACAGGACAGCAACTTATAGCACCACCACATGGCAAGTTAATCGCCTACTATCAGAACGATTACCAACGCTACGCCATTGAACAGTTAACAAAGCAGGATACCCTTGAGCAATACCCCTGCTTACATGAACTCTGGAATAAAGAATCCAACTGGCGACCAAAGGCAAAGAACAAAACATCCAGCGCCATGGGTATCGCACAGTTACTTGATAGTACATGGAAGAACATCGGTCTTAAGCCAACATGGGATGGCTATGAACAGGTAGATGCTGGCCTTAAATATATTGATAGACACTATGGCAAGGGTGGAATCTGCCGAGCATACGCACATCACTTAGCGAAGGGTTGGTATTAAGACATTAAAAATAACAGACCAGAGTTCCATAAGATAGTCAGCGAGAACTCTAGTAAGAACCGCTACAACAAAGGACTAATAAGTTTCGTGTTGAAATACAGGCCAAGCATCTGGTCACAGGCTGCTTGCCAAGGCATAGATACCGAGGTGTTCTACCCACAGCAGGAGTTATTCACCCGCGAGGAAGAACGACTCTTTGAACGCATGTGTAGTGAGTGCCCGATTATGATGGCTTGCCTTGAGTGGGGACTAGCCCATGAAAGATACGGAGTATGGGGCGGGACTACACCACCCATGCGACACAAGATACGCCGACAGATTGGTTGGGGTTTGACAGAACCTAAGCATGGCGTTTAAGATTATCTGGTACACCAGCCCCTATGAAGGGGAAGCGTAGAGGTTGGTGTACATAGAAAAGCCCAGCGGTACTCTCCTGTCCTGCTGGGTTTCTCTATGTATTAAGTCAGATTACTTTTCTAATCCCAGTTCCATCGCAAGCATAAAGACTTCATCAGTTAAGTCATCAACAGTTCCATCATTATAGATAACATGATTGAACATGTAGTTATCTAAAGCATGTTCACTTGTGTGTCCATTGGCAGCGCTATGGTTGCGCCGATTGATACGCCAGACAGTGCCACCAAGTTTCCTGATTGCCTCAGCCTCATTAGGAAAACGAACATCACTAATCACAACTCTATCTTCATAGTTTAATTCATCCATTAACATCTTGACCCACACTTTATCGCCAAACATTCTGCGACCTACATCAGTGCCTAGTACCTGTAATAGACGGCGAACTTCTGGATTCTTTTTAGCAATCTCCCAGCCATAATCTTGTATTAAGTCAGATATATGAGTGATGCTATCCAACTTAGGGTTAAGAGTTAATAACGCATGGCGTATTGGGTCAGCAAAAGAACGCCGTTGGTATTTGTAATTAAGACATAACAATTCAGCAACTGTATCTTTACCTGACTGTGCGTATCCACTCAATCCAATAATCATTTAACACCCCACCAAATACCAATGGCTAGTGGGCCGAGGTAAATCTCAAAGCATTTTAAATTAGCGTAGTGAACTGCGCCAATACAAAACATGCGCCAGTTCCATTCATGTGTGACTATCATTCCTGCTCCTTGTCTGGTCTGCGGTATCTGCGGTTGTTCCATTGTGGCTGCTCGCCACCTAACCTATCTTGTAACTTGGTAAGCGCACGAGAGATACGCTTGCGTACTGCCTCATCACTAATAGAATACTCGACAGCCAAGGCATCTATGTCTGTGCCACCCTCAGCAAACCTACGATTCAACAGCAGGTTGTCTTGTTCATTTAGTTTCTTAAGACCGAAAGACACATCACTTAACATAGCCTCACGATTCATGCCCTCACTTGGCTTGCTTGAGGTAGAGATGAACTCATCTTTAGGCGTTGATGATGCCGCCCACTGCTCATAATTCCATACATCTTTGAGTAACTCTTGTAAGATTTCATGCGTGTAATAAAAAGCATCCGATGGTGATGACTTAGTTTTATACGCCCGTTCTTTAGCAGCATACTTCTGTGACTCATTGTTGAATGTGCGCTTGAGTTTGAATACGAGTGAGTCTTGCCCTTCCCACTCCTCAATCTTGTGCCAATGTTCTAACGCCCATAGGTTAAGGTGCTGGAACACATCGTCAACTGTTACTAAGTGGCGATGGATACGCACACATCTAGTGGCAGATAAGCGGGCAATTTTATACACTTGCTCCCACAATAAATCTTTCTCGTCACTCATTCTTCAACTGCCTCATTGCCTCTAGTAAGTTATCAACTGTAATGAGAAACCCCTTGCTCTTATTCGGGGGAATGTTACAGGTAATCTCTCTGCCAAAGTTCTCTATTGCGTAGTGTACATGGTCAGTAGGTACCATGAGTACCCCCTTCTCCAACACGAACGCCCAGTACGCAGCCTCAGTTACCATCAAACCTGACGGTGCCCAAGATTCTGTCTTAAGAAACCAACACTCTACTTCTATGTATAGATTGTCAGTCTTGTTCCACTTCCTGTCCCGCTTAACTTCAATTGTCTTGCCACCAGTGAGTAGTTCTTCAACTAACTTCTCACCTTTCCTACCGTATCCAAAGTCTAGGTCGAACGATGAGTTCTTAGCCATGTATTAGCACGCCGACTCGCTTTCGCAAACCGTCTGCCCCTTCTGCTAGGTAGACATCGTTAACATCCTGACCCTCAGGCATGAACACAGGGAATACATTGTCTAGTTCTCTACTTAGATTCTTAGCCATTTCCCTGCCAGCGTTGTCCCCATCGCAGAGCAGAATTACTTTGTTCCAATCAGCAAGTACTCGTGAGTAAAAAGGTTTCCAGTTGTTAGCCCCTGGCAAACCAACAGCAGCGAAGCCCGCTTGTGTTGCTACTACTGTGTCAAGTTCACCTTCACATACAACCAAGGTGTCATCGTCTTTGTTTAATGCGTTGATGTTAAAGATGTGAGTCGTTGCCCCAGGTCGGGACATGTACTTAGGCCCAGGAGTATCAGGACTTAAGGCACGAAAGCGTATGTCAATGGTTCCCGCAGGTGTCAGGTATGGGATAGATAACTTACCAATGTAAGGCTCGTGTCCTACCTCAGGATTCTTTACGAAGCCGAGGCGAAACATACGCGCTGTCACCTCTGTTATACCGCGACTCTCCAGATACGGAAGAATCTCCTCTAGGTTTTGAGCGTAACTCTCCGTTGCTCTCTCCAGTAATTCTCTCTGCGATTTGCTTAGCCTCATTGAAAGTAACTCCTTCTTTCTTCATAATGATTGAGTACACATCGCCAGCCATATCGCAGCCGAAGCATCTGAACCCACCGTTTTGTGTATTAAGACGGGCTGACTTAACTCTATCACCGTGAAAGGCACAGCGCACAGTTACCCAACCCCTTTTGTTTTGGGGTATGTCAAATCCGTAATGTTCTAGTACTTTTCCTAAGTCATGTTTAGAGTTTTGCGAGAGCATCACTAAGCCTTTGGACTACATAGGATTCCTCAATGCCCTTGTTGGATGCCTTAATAATTACCAATGGAGTAGGTGCTACCTTTAACTTCTTAGCAATCCGATAGTTCTCAGCCTCAACTAGAGCCTCACGAATCCACCCAGACAAATCAATCTTGCCATCCCTGCGTGGAGCCTTGGCTTCTATAACATAGATGTCGTTTACTGTCTTAAGAAAGACATCACCTATGTCGTTGCGACCAGCACGAGGTAAGCGTTGAGCATCGTATTCTTTTTCTACTAAGTGGTCAGCCAAATCAATCTCAAAGGCTGCCCCTCTACGCTTATTACTTGCTTGCTGGGTTACCATTTTGTACCTCCGCTGCTTGCGCTGCTTGCCAATACAGTGCGTAAAAGTTTTCATCATAAGCAAATCGCTTCATGTGTTTAGCAATAGCACCAGTGTGTGCGTGTACTTGTACACCTGCTGCCTTTAGTTTGCGAAAGAACACAATGTCCTCACCCACAAACTTATCGCCCACTCCTTCAATCTCTGCGAACATAGACTGGTCTGGAAACTTCTGTCTTAAAGCAGGAACAACTGACTTGTGCATCAGCGTAAGCCCAAGGCCAGCGCAATCAACCTTAATGATTTGGTCTTTAGGTAGTGGATGCTTGTACTGAATCTCAAACTCATTACTACCTTCATCAAACAAAGCAGGCATAGGCTGCATCAACGATGACTCCATCTGCTTAGAGATAAAGTACACACCGCTTACAACTGGGCGAGCAATCTTGTCTGCTGTATTCCACAGTAGTTCAAGGATGTCAAGGGTTAGCACGATGTCTGAGTCAACCCATAGCAACCAGTCTGTCTTAATACTATCTGCCCACATGTCGAACAAGGCTTGGCGTTGGCGACCAATCTGATTACCCTGTACACGCACCGCGTTGTGGATACCAATGCCACGACTTGGTGCTGTGATGGTGGTGTACATCAAACCTTCGGTGAACTTACCGTCAGTTAAACCGTTGTCGCACCATCCGATTGATAATGTTTCTTTACTGCTGTGTGCCATCCATAGCCTCACTCTCATCAATGACTGTCAAGGCGTTCTCGCCCATCTCTTTAAAAGATTCTGCTAAATTTATTAAACCCATTGCTATATCTTCAACACACTCAGGCCCGTGATGCTCCAGTAAGTGTCTAGCAAACTGACTTACATAATCAGCAAACTGAATAGACTCTAACCAAATAGAGTTTGGGTCATACACCTGCCGTGATGCTTCATTTACTTGTTCAAGTACATTAGGCAACTCAGCAATGATGATGTCCTTAACTTCCTGAGGTACCTTCAACCTGCTCAGCACTGCTTCCATTCGCTCTGGTGTAAGTAACAATTCCTCCGTCAATGTAAGATTGATATTCTTCTTCCGTGAGGTCTTGGAACCTACCAGTTTCTTTATTCTTCCAAACAAGTGCCCTCCAACCAGCGGTGTATGTAAGTGCGCGTGGCATCAACATGAGTTGTGCCTTGATGTCAGTCAGAAAGCGCTCTGTCTTAATAACGAACTCATCTTTAACTTCTGAGGCTGGTACTTCACCAGCATTTTCTACAACTGATAACTCCCAAGGGCTATCTAGTTTTTCTATTAACATTCCACCCATTTTATTCTCCTAAGGTTGTCCAACATCTAGTACCTGCATACTTGCGGGGTCGTATGAAAGCCACACTGGTGTGCCTCCATTGGCATCGGCTGGCCCGTAACGATTCTTAACAGCACACACACCCATCGTAGAAACCTGATTGATAACTGTGAGGATTAACGAAGGGGTCTGCGCGACCTTGCCATGTAGTGCTCTTTGTGGAGGGCAAGGGTTACCAGGTACGCCTTCCGATGTGTGGTGACAAACCACTACTGCTGCCCCAGTTTCCCTTGCCCACCATTTAAGTTCCTTCATTAGAGTACGCAACCCACCAAATTCATCTTGCGACTCCATCGTTACATCAACGGCGTTGTCTAATACAATCAAACGCACATCTTCACCAAGGCGCTCACGAGTTGCGAGTACGGCATCCTCAATATCTTTAAGCGTAGGTGATGAATCAAACTCCCAATAGATGTGGTCAGCAGGCTTGAGCATCTGTGCTGCCCAGTCCCTGTCCATTTCCATTAGAGGTTCGACCTCTGCTTGCTGCTTCCCAGTCAACAAAGCAAGAAGTCTAAGACTCATTGTGTGTGAATGTGTATCAGCGCTGATGTAAAGCGTAGGAACTTTTGCTCGGACTGCCAAGGACAGAGCAAGTGTTGACTTGCCTGCCCCTGGCGGCCCAGCAATCATGCTTACCTCGCCGTAACGAATTGCTATTTGTTGAGCAGCAAGCGAGTGCCACACAACAGGAAGTGTTGCACCCCCTTGTGATGCTGTCTTAATAGCACGGCTGAGTAGGCGCATCTGTTATGCAGGTACCTTGTTTTGGCAAGCCTGACCCTGAGGTTTAGGACATGCGTAAAACGCCTTGTATGGGCGACCTGTGGCCTTAGCGATACCTGCTGGTACATGGCGCATCTGTCCACCACCACACGAGCAATCAGGGATAGCACGGGCAGGTGAGTAACCTGCTGGTGCTGCCTGTACTGGTGCTGGGTATGACGGAGCAACTGCTGCTACTGGTGTGTGACTTACAATTTCTGTCTTAATACCACCATTAGTTAAAGCACAGATAGCATCAATGGTTGATTCTAAATCAGCAATTGAGGCAATGCGTAGTGTTAAACCATCAAGTGCTGCATCTAGTTCAGCATCTGATGTTGCGCGGATGTTTAGTAAAGTACCCTTAGGTGTCTTTACATTTACTTGGTATAGCGATTCAGTCATTTTGTTCTCCTATTAGTATCTCTGGATAAAGGTGTGAGTCTTTTCCACCCACTGCGTAGCATGAAGAATTTACGGAGCATGTGCCACACATAAATCCTGTTGATGGGATAAAAATTTTATTACTTACTGCTATCTCAAAGCCCTTAGCCCATGAGCCGAGGCGTGCCTCAGTAAAGCGCTCAAGACTAACAGGAGTTGTAAGTTCTCCTGTGCGTGCCATGAAATAACTGCCAAGTTGTGGGCGAATACCAAAGGTTTTCTCCACAAGGACTGCGTAGATACCAAGTTGTGTTTGTGACTTAGGTTCAGCACCTGTCTTAATATCCACAATTACTAACTCGCCAGTGGGCGCAACCATTATGCGGTCAAGAAATGCCTTAATGTTTACGCCATTGATTTGTTGATTCATTTCGGTTTCGATAGCAGGGATGCCAGCGGGTGTGTCCCAAATCTTCCAGCCACTATCTTCGCGGAACTGAATCCAGTAGTCAACCATTCGTGGGCCATTAGCCAGCCACCATTCAGCATCTTCCTTGTTTGGATTAGCCTTGGTAGCACGACCACCAGCACGCCAAGGCATACCGTTGTCCACCATTTTGTAGTTATGTTCCCATCGTTCTATGAACATAGCGGTTGGGTCGAAACCCTCAGGCTTGATGTCATAGATTTCTGTGCACTCATGTACAGCCTTACCACCAGCAAGCCAGTAGGAAGGTGACTCTGCTACATTTTGTACACGGGTGAGGTAGTACTGCCATCCGCACCCAAGCCATGTTGACATGGCGGAGTGGGAGATGTAGTTCTTTCCCGTAACTTGTTCAAGTGTCATTGTTTCTCCTTCAATAGAGGAGACTACTACACAATGTCTGCCCTATTATTAGACACGCCGAGGCGAATAACAAACATGTAATTCATTTTAAGTGTACACTGCTGTTCGTGTTCAGCATGTTAAGTAGAGGACTAGCGAGGCTCAGAAGCCGAGCGGTGCTTAAGGATACCCGAATTGATTTGCGTAGCCTTGGCCCTATTCATGTATGTTCTTGTGGCTCCCGCTTATTTAAGGTGGGATGTATGTTTGAAAATGGCGACATACTTTTGTGGTTTGTAGATGCAGAGTGCGCTGAGTGTGATGCGCTAGTTACAGTGCCTACTCCAGTAGATGTACCATGCTGAAAATAATTATTTTTTCTATTGCTTATATTGTCAGCAATCTTTTAATGTTTAAGTTTGGTTATAGATACGGTATTAAGACAGAACA